TTGTTCAAACATTAGCAGGAGATCAAACAGATGGTTACGCCGGTTGTCCCGGTATTGGTATTAAACGTGCCGCTGCACTCTTTGAAGAAAAAGGGTACAGCTGGAAGACCGTTGTGGATGCGTTTGCTGAGAAAGATCTTTCGGAAGAAGTCGCAATCGAAAACGCAAGACTTGCCAAAATTCTTACAGCAAATGATTATGACTTCATCAACAAGCAACCCGTTCTCTGGACCCCCACCAGTGATTATCGACTTGACGATTGAGCAGGATTTAAAGATGCGTCAAATTAAAGATGCACTTGAAAAACCTGAAACAAAAAAGGAGGACATCATTACTATCTTCCTTGCATTACAACGACAAAATTTTTGCCTTGCTAACAACGTATCTAACCTAGTCAAACAATGGCCCTCTGCCCAAAATGCAAGGTAAGAGATAAAGGGCGTAATCCTTATACACACTTTTGAAAATGGACACCACCTCTCCTAGCTATTATCAGCGAGGATCTATCCAACCGTGGGATTTTATCCGAGACCAAGGATTAAACTATCACTTGGGTAACGCAATTAAATACATTTGCCGTGCTGGTCATAAAGATAGTGCGGCGCAAGACTTGAAAAAAGCAATTCACTATCTTGAAAATGAGCTATCCCACCTTACTTCAACAAGCAAACGAGTTCCGCTCCGCCTTCAGCGTCCCGAATGGGGCGATGTATCGAAAGAAACAGAAGTCTTTGATCGATGAAGAATGGTCTGAGTTTCATGAAGCATACCATCGTGAGCCGATGGATCATGTCCTTAAAGAGCTTGCAGACCTTGTTTATGTTTGCTATCAATACGCAGCAAACGAAGGATGGAATCTCGACGAAGCCCTAGATCGAGTTCATAAATCTAACATGTCCAAACTGGATGAAAATGGGCAACCAATCCTTCGTGCTGACGGTAAAGTACTGAAAGGACCAAACTATAAACCACCACACCTTGGCGACCTTATCTAAAATGTCCAATCTTATCTCCCGCACCGGTCGTGTCCAGTCCTGGATTGACGATCCAACCTCACGCCTTCCAGTCAGCTGCACAGTGTTTGTAGTTGAGAATGAGATGGAAGGTCCAAACGGTCTCGAAGCCTCTTGGCGTTTCGTAAGCCATGCCTTGCGGTATGGAGCAGGCTGTGCCGTTCACCTTTCTAAACTCGACCCCCAGGGGCATGAGCGTCCTTCTGGCGTGACTGCTAGTGGTCCGGTATCCTTTGCAAAAATCTACAGTACCCTAAATGAAATCCTTCGTAGAGGTGGGGTGTACAAAAATGGGGCAGTGGTTTGTCATCTCGACCTTAACCATCCTGACTGTCTCAACTTTATTCGCACTCCTAGGAACGAACTCCCGTGGGTTAAACGATGCGTCAACATCACCGCTGAGTGGTGGGCGTCCTGTGACTTCAAAGAACAACTCCTTTACGGAATCAAATCTGGCGACATCTGGCTCAACAAAGTAAAGTATGACAATGAAGGAAACCGAATCCGAGGTAACGTCTGTCTCGAAGTATATCTGCCCTCACGAGGAACGTGCTTGCTACAGCATGTCAATCTTGGAGCCTGTGAGTTCGACGACATTCCACGAGCATTTGCTGAAGGTATGTCCGAGTTGTGCGAGCTTCATGGTCGAACAGGTGTCGGAGATTCTGGAGAATACCTCCCGTCTGAAACTGATCGACAGGTGGGACTCGGAATGCTTGGTCTCGCAAACCTCCTACGGCGGTACGGAGTAACGTATGACCAGTTCGGGCGTGCTTTGGAACAATTCAACAACGGAGAATCAGTACGGTCTGCAGCCTATGAACTTGTCACCCAAATTAATTCTGGCATTGAGCAAGCAGCCGGGATTGCTCGCTACCATAAAATGGTTCGAGCCTTTGCTATTGCGCCCACTGCCTCCTGCAGTTATCGAAGCACAGATCTGGATGGTTATACTTGCACACCAGAAATCGCTCCACCTATCTCGCAGACAGTCGATCGCGACAGCGGTACTTTCGGAGTACAAACATACAACTATGGTGATGTAGAGATCGCCAGTAAAGTAGGCTGGGAAGCTTACAAACGTGTTGCCGATGGCATCATGACTCTACTTAATAGAACTGGACTTCTTCATGGATACTCATTTAACTCATGGTCTGATGTAGTCAGCTATGATGAAAAGTTTATTGAAGAGTGGCTTGAATCGCCCCAGACTTCACTTTATTATTCGCTTCAAGTTATGGGCGATGTTCAAGATAAGTCGAATGCGTACGCTGCTCTGGAAGACAGTGATGTAGATGACTATCTGAACAGCCTACTTGAGGACACCCCTGAACCTCAATGTGATTGTGCAGAATGAACCCTTACGAAAAACTAATGGCGCGAAAGCGCAAATGGACACCAGTACAGACAACTGCTGGTACATGCAAAGAGGGCGCGGAGGAGGCAATCTTCCGTGCTCTTGCCTTGCGACATATGGAACTACCTGTGGGAGATTTTATTAAAGATGCCTTGGATAAAAATGTTCCTGACTCCGCGCGTAGTCTTTTGGAATCCAACGTCACAGACGAGGAAAACCATGATCTCGCTCTGGGTTATATTGCAAATGCCTACGGTATTGATGAAAAGGCTGAAAAGGAGGCCCTGGTACTCCAGAAAGCTTGGATCGCGCATCCAGATCACACTATCACGAAAGCGATGGTTGCCGAGCGTGCAATTTTCTTCGTTCTTCTACCATTCTTCCGCTTTAACGGTGACGCTGGAATGCGTACAGTCAGTGCCGACATCAGTCGGGACGAACAGATCCACGTGGCGACGAACTCTTTGGTATGCAAAGAATTGGGGCTTGAGATCTCACCGTCGTTGGATAAACTAAGGAAAGCAACTATTAACTGGGTAATGCAACCACTAGGTGTAAATACTCAGGACAGATATTTGGACAAAAAATTTTGGTTAGATTCTAGTGATCGACTGATGTACGAAGGTAAAGCGCCTGAATTGTCTGCAACTAAATCTGCACGTATGCCTGCTTTCTTTGAGCACAGTAATGTAAACCTCCCACAATATGCCTGATCTAAATCTTCTCGATATACGTGGCATGACAGCTAATGCTATGCTTGCCAAGCTTGAAGAAACCTTTCCACCAACAACCCCTACACCTGATGATACAATGGAAAAAATTATGTACCGATCTGGTCAACGTAGTGTCGTTGAGTGGGTCATCCAATATATGGAGGAGAATTAATGGCACGCCCAAGATTTTTTCAAGCTGACCAATATACAAAAGATAACCCACCACCTGGTAAAATTTTTACTGGATATAAACAGGAGGATTTTATTCGACGTGGGTTGAGTCCTAAATCTGCTAATTACGGTCGTACTCAAACTAGACAAGTTCCGGTATTTATTGACGATCCGGGAATTGCAATTAGACAACAGCAACAACAGTTTCAAGCACAGCAAGCTGCAATCACTCAAGCTACTCAAGCTGACATTGCTAAACAACTTCAAATTGTACAACAAGATGAGAGTGCTGTTGCTAAAATGCAAAAAGAGTATGCTGCTTCTTTAAAGGCTGAAGCTGACGCAAAACGTAAAGCACAAAAAGAACAACAGCTTGCATTGGCAACTGCACAAGCTAACCAAGCGCGTGCAGGACGACAAGCTAACCTACAAATCCAACCAGCTGGTCAGACACCGAGGACTGCTGGTACACAAAGGTTTAAGATGCGTGGAATAATGCCTACAGCAAAGAAAGCCTTAGCTTCTGGGCTAAACATCGGACAATCAAACTCGCTTAATTTAGGATGACTGCTAAATCTCGTTATGACAGATTGTCTTCAGACCGTTCACAGTTTTTAAACAGTGCTAGACAAGCAGCAGATCTAACTCTACCTTATCTTATTCGTGAAGATGAGCACTTTACTAAAGGTGCTCTTAAACTTCCTACACCTTGGCAGTCAACAGGAGCTAAAGGTGTGGTGACGCTTGCAAGTAAATTAATGCTTGCTTTGCTACCACCACAAACCAGCTTCTTTAAACTGCAGGTTAACGATATTAATCTTCCACAAGAACTAGGTCCAGAAATTAGATCAGAACTTGACTTGTCGTTTGCTAAGATTGAACGCACCATCATGGAATCCATCGCGGCTTCTACTGATCGTGTTGTCGTTCACCAAGCACTTAAGCATCTTGTAGTAGCTGGTAATGCTCTTATCTTTATGGGTAAGGATGGGCTTAAGCTTTATCCTCTTAACCGTTATGTAGTAGATAGAGATGGTAACGGTAATGTTATTGAGATAGTAACAAAGGAGACAATCTCGAAAAAATTACTAAAAAAATTTTATCCAGATTACAAAGAAGAAGAACCCAACAGGGTAATGGATGATTACTCTGGCCGAGATGATGAATGTGATATTTATACACATGTCACCTTGGATAACAACAGATGGATCTGGCACCAAGAGGTGTACGATAAAGTCCTACC